TGTCTTGGTCTTGGTCTTGGTTTGTGTCTTTGTTTGTGTCTTTGTTATAGTGGTTGTTTTTGGTTCCGCTTTAACAATCTGTCCAGTTTTAGTATCTAAGTCAACTTTAACTGAGTTGGCATCTTTAGTAACATCCCGCACTTTAACCTGCGTAACTGGACCACCATCAGGAGATTTTGTCACTGTAGATGGTTTTGATTTTGTGATCGCAGTCGTTGCAGATCTTCCCCGCGTAATTGCAGTGGTTGCTGGTTTTGCCTTAACAATTGCTGCTGGTTTTGCTTTTACGATAGCGCCTGGAGCAGTTCTTCCAAGTCTGAGTGCAGCAGGTGCATACTTGGTTGCATACTTGATTGCCTGTTGCACAAAAACGTTCTCATCAAGAACTTCAAACTCTACAGGTTCTGCACCAAGTTCTTCTGCTAAATCTAACGACGCTCTTGCCCAGGTTCCAAAATCGTCACACTCGGAGATTGTGGATTCACTTTCCCAGAGGTCTTCATTTTTTTTTTTCGTTCCCCTGAGAACGCATTTCTCGGGGACTAACACCTAATTGCTCTTCAGATAAATCCATATCTGATCGCCAGTCAGAATAACTTTCCTTCTTGGTTTTCTTCTTTCTCTTAAACTTACCAGAGACTTCACCCTCTTCATATCCAACACCATCACCATCATCATCCCACCAACGCTTTGGTTTGTCCTTCGATTCCTTCATGTCTGATCCAGCTTGCTTACTGGTCATTTTTGGTTTGCTATCAGATGAACCAACTTCAACTACAGACTTATATCTCTGTCTGAGTTCAGAGATCTTATCTTTAGGAACTTTCTTCTCGAAGACTCTACCATCTTCAGTGGTAATTCTTACAAGAACTCTCTCTTCTGCCTCACTTACAAGTTGAACTTCTTCCCTTTTTAAAGAACCATCAGGATTACGCTTCACAGGTTTGTGTCTACCAGGAAGTTCACCTGTACTCAAGTTGGGTTTATGTTTTTCATAATCTCTCCTTTGTGATTCTGGAGTTGGAAAGTATCCAGACTCATCAACGAGTTCACCTTCTGGTTCAAAAGAATTCGAAAGTCTTCTTAAATCGTAACCACCAATTCTTCTGGTATCATATCCAGGAGAAGAAACGGAAGAATTTAGTCGATTAGAATTTCTAGGTTTGTTGTTTGCAGGATCAGGTTTATTAGTAGGTCTTGATTCAGTACCAGAATTAGTAGGTTTAGTAGGTCTTGATTCAGTACCAGAATTAGTAGGTTTAGTAGGTCTTGATTCAGTACCAGAATTAGTAGGTCTAGGTGTGGTTGCAGGTTTGTTTGCACGATCAGGTTTTTTATTAGATGTGCCCATACCTGTTGGATTAGGACCATGTGAAAATTCAGGACCGCGAGCACCAGATCTATTTTCAGCAGCTCTTCTTCTATCTCTGTAATCTTGAACTGGATCTTCGCTAACCATCTCACCTTCTGGTTCAAACGATTGCTTCAGTTGACCATAACCAACCGACTTATCAGGAACTCCTACACCTTTAGGAGCTTCTGATCTCCTTCTTTCAGTTTCATATCTGTCCCTATCCTTTTTGTTAGGACTCTTACTGGGGTGTTGACCACCAGCATACTCTTCAGGACCCTCAGAAACTACTTCACCTGTTGGAAATGCTTCTTCACCTCTTGCCTTTCTCAACATCTCATTTCTCTTTGAAACGTTGCTGAAGATAGTTCCTTTCTTATTCTTAGAATCTTTATGATAAGTTCCCTTCCTTACATTGTCTTGATCTTTACGATTGAAAAAATCAAGAATACCCTCATCAACAACAGACTCACTTTGAAGTGCGTTACTTCTCATGGTTGCCTTTTGCTCTCCAGGGAGTTTGGAGTTTTGAAGATACCTATCCAACCACTGTTTGATCTCCATTTCACTCTTACCCTCTTGGCGCATCTTTGCTACCTTGGATTTGAGATCATACTTACCTTGAGTTCCAGCAGTTTGAACATCCTTGAGTTTCCTTGCCTCTTCAAGACTTTCTTCTCTAAATTTTTTATAAGCTTCCGACCAGGGATTTGACATTGTAATTAGACAAAAACTTTTTACTAAAGTTATTTATAAGATGATTTGATTTTGATCTTCCCACTAAATTTTTTAACTGGTTGCCCTGGAACCATTTGCTGAGCATGTTTTCTATATTTACATGTTCCTATTTCATATACCTCTTCTTGTACTTCTTTCACATCAGTGATCCAAGTTCGGAAAACTTTTTCATCTTCAGATACGCAGATTAAATGATTCGCCCCACGTCTAACAATTTTACCAACTTCACCAGTATCAATCTTTTGAACAAAAGATCCCTCATTAAATATTTCTCCATTAACATATTTTTCTCGTATCTGCTCTTCTGTCAGATCGGGTTCAATATTTTTATAACTATTTGCCTTTGAGACGAACTGATTAAATGCTTTCATTTTGTGTTGTTTAGTAAATATATTAGAGTCTTAATTTGCTCTGTATACTTATCCTTTAATTTTTTAGTCTTAGCATGTTTAATCTGCTTTTCTAAAAAATTAATATAGTACAAGATTTCTTCCTTTGTTAAACGCATATCATTACAAGAAATCCCTACCTTTATTTAGATAGGGATTGTTTTCTATGTAGTGTTTTTAACTAACTTTGCAATCTGCACCAATTGCAGACAACCATATATTAAGTTTCTCTTTCAGATCTTCTGTTGACGGATTCTCAAATGAAATATTCAAGTCCATAATTGAAGATCTAGTATTCTCATCCCTAGCACTATAAGAAAGATTATACGTTTTTTCAATACTCACAGGTCTCCCTCCACACGATTCTCAGAATAATGAACATCAAACTCACCCCCAGGATAACGTGCTTTGAGTTTTTCTACATTCATTTCAATTACCTCATCAATCGTAGTATCAAGTGCCATACATGCCTGAGCAAGATACCAACAGATGTCACCCAGTTCACGCTTCATATGAAAGACATTCTCTTCATTGTAGGGTTTACCTTGAAGGAAAATCTTCTTCACAACTTCAGTAAACTCACCTGATTCAGCAGTCAGTCCAAGAGCAGCAGTCAGAAGTTGAGTGACGTTGCAATCATTAACTTCCAAATCACTAAGACGAGTTGCTAGAACAGGCCAATCAAGACTAGGCGCACTAGTAACCTCTTTCACAAAACCAAGATACTTTTCAGTGTCAACGTTTGCCATTAGAATTTAAGTCCTCCAAATTTGTTAATAACTGGTTGCTGTTCAGATTCGTCTTGCCCAGAATCTGTAATGTTATTCTGAGCAGACTGTTCACAATCATACAACCTCATCTTTGATCTGTCAATACCCACTACAAACCTTTTGTTGACGGAAAGATCATTGTATCGATTCTTCAACTGCTTCACCATAATTTGTCCCAACTCTTCAAGCTCATCTGTAGAAATAAGGGCAAACATAAGATCAGCAGTAGCAGGGAGACCAAAGGACTCAGAAGTATCAGTAAGGTCAATGTCACTGCTACCATAACCAGAACGAGTGGTCTGGGTGGCAGATACGATAGGGACCGAGGTTTCAACAGCCAACCCTCTAAGCTCTTCAGCAATAGACTTGATATACGAATATGAATTGATAGACCCATTTCCGCGATACCTGCTGGAAGCACATATATTAAGGTAATCAACGAAAATAATATCAGGTCTAAATGACTTCTTAAGTGCGAGATCACTAAGCAATGTTTTAAAGTGTCCAACATGTGCAGTCGCTGTAGGATACTCTTTAATTATAAGAGAACCTTGAGTTTTTTTACATAGATTGGAAACCTTAGTTTTAAACTTATCCTCACTCAAATTTTGAATACCTTGTATATCAACATTCAATAGGTTTGCGTCAATTCGCTCAGCAATTTTCTCTTCTGCCATTTCCATTGTAATGTACAGAACGTTCCGTCCTTGGAGCAAGACGGCGCTAGCCACATGGCACATGAATAAAGACTTCCCGACGCCTGTACCAGCAAGCGCGATGTTAAGAGTCTTGTTAGGGAGACCACCTTTCGTGATTTTATTAAAGTATTCGAGATCAAATTCAATTCTATCCTCCGTTTTTTGATAATACTCATAGCGTTCTTCATAGTTCTGCAGATAATCATGACCAATATTATGATCAAAAGAAACTGCCAGTGCTTCAGTTAAAATATGTGGGATAGAATCCCTGTTCTGTGTAGAGTCATCAGCAATTTGAATTGACTCCATAAGTGCCAAGTATATAGCACGATCTCTACACCAAGACTCTGTACTATCCAGCAACCATTGATAGTCAGAATTATTGTCAGCAAAAGAATTTGCTAGGTTAGATGCCTCAGAAATTTCAGAATCTGATGCATCCGAATAATTACTAATTTCAACATAAAGAACTTCTTTGGTAACCATCTTACCATAGTTCATAACAAACTCAGATACAATATCAAAAATGATACGTTCAGGTTTGTTATCAAAATATTCAGATTTAATGAACGGTAGAACTTTCCTACAAAACTTCTCGTTGTAAACTAAATTTGATAGTACTGTAGTTTCAATCCTGTCCATTAGGCTCCATAACTAAATTCAGTCTTTGCAATTTCGTCAAGTTTCTCCATCACTTCTGGAGTAAAATAAACTTCTGGTTCTTTGAGGATTTGTTTGGCATAGATTTTTTTACCGTCCATCTCGTAACGTCCTGCGACGTTTTTCCAGAGACCGCCCAGTTCACCGAGTTCAAGAAGTCCGTAATAACGATCAAGACCACGCTCATCGTAAAACAAACGTACCGTAACATCTTGGTTCTCCTTACTTAATCGCGACTTAGCAGTCTTAGCCTTGATAAGGTTTCCGACGATTTCAGTTCCGTCTTTTTCCTTTTTCTTGCTGAGGTGAATAATGGTAGAAGCA